CTCCTGGATAGGGCTTGGCGGTTTTTCCCGGAAATCGCCAAGCCTTTGAAAAGGGGGGGAGGCGGCACAACCAGGAGAGTCGGCCAGGCGTTAAGACTCAGAAAATAAGCTGGCGTCAAGGCGGGAGCAATGCTTGGCGGGTCATGAAATAATCAATCCGTTCGGTCAAGTCATCAAGGTGACGCGTTTGACATATGACGCGCTTGACATGCGTGGTTATTTGCACCGGGATCAGGTAAGCGGGTTAAAAGGCATGGACGGAAGGCAATGCGATATTTTCATGAGCGCGGAGCTTGGCCAGCCATGGTTTTATGAGTTGGGCCCGCAATTTACCGGCGCGGCTTGTCTCATGTGCGGTTGTCAGGATTGTTTGATGGACCCATAAGCCAATGGAAGGCGGCGGGCATGAGCACGGAAAGGGCGATCAAAGAAGTTTATCTGCAAGACAAGCGCAAGCCATATTATTCCCTCCAAGGTTGCAAACCGCAAATTCACGAATATCGAAATATCGAAAGCGCGGCGAAACATGCTTGGCAATGGGGCCATTTTCGCTCGGCTTTGCGCTCGGCTTTGGAACGTTGCCCGCTAAAATTTAAGCGTGCGCCGTTTAATTCATACCGGGCTTGTCGTCAGATGGAACGGTTATTTCCGGGAATCAGATTATGAGAGTTACGGGATCAACAACGGCACGGCAAGTCGCCAATGAAGCCAAGCGCTCGTTGATTTGGGATGCCGTATTGGCCGGTAAAAATCAATATGAGATTGCCGAACAATTAGGTTTGACGCAGCAAGCTATAAGCAAGCAAGTCATTAAGTCCATTAAAAGCTGGCAAGCCTCGACGCTTTGCAAAGTGGACCAATACATTGCAAACGAATTGCTGCGGATCAACTACGGCGAAAGCCAGGCTTGGAAAGTGCACGATTGGGCCGAGCGCGCCTGGCGCAAAAGCATCGGCATGGTCAAGACGGTCGTCAAAAAAGCAAAGCCCGTGCCGGTGTATCAGGACGGAAAGCCGGTTATGGCGGCTAATGGCGAACAGCAAACACGGTTGGAGCCGCAAAGCTTGGAAGCAAGGGAAGAAACCAAAGTCGGCAATCCATCCTTCCTGAAGGCAATGTTGGAGGCGCAATCAACGGCTATGCAATGGGCGTCGGAGCGGCGCAAATTGCTTGGTCTCGATCAGCCGCAAAAATTCAAGGTTCAGTTCCCGACCTTGGCGGAAATAGAAGGCATGACGGACGATCAATTGGTTGACACGGTTGTTAATGGCGCGTTTGCAAATAGCGACGTTGCTAAGAAGCTAAAAGAAATGTTCTTAATTATGCCCGGTGGCAATGGCAACGGAAAAGGCAATGGCAATTCAATCAATTAATCCTATCGGCGCGCAAATGGCCGATAAGCTTGCAGCCGATGCGCAATTGAAGAAGCTCGCATTGGCTGGGAAAGAGCTTACGCGGCGCATGCGTTGGCGCGAGGATTATATTGCGTGGTGCCGTGAACGATTGCATATGCCCGATATCGCGGGCCTTGGTTCACCGATTTGGGATAAGCAGGATGAAGTATGGCGCAGCGTTCGCGATAATAGAAAAACGCATTGCAAGTCGGGCCACAAAACCGGAAAAATGGAAGCAGATTATACGGTGATCGATACACCTAACGGTCGAAAGAGATTTGATGAACTTGTAGTTGGCGATATCGTTTTTGGTGTTGACGGTCATTCAGCTACTGTTATTGGGGTTTTTCCGAAAGGAATCTTGCCACTTTTCCGAGTCACATTCGATGATGGTAGTTTTACAGATTGTGGCGCTGAACATTTATGGACGGTGCAGGGCCGTCCGACGCGAAAGCGGAGTGGTATTACTGCATGGGAAACCATAACTACAAAAGATCTAATCAAGCGCGGCCTTAGGCGTAAGAATGAAAAAAATCAGGCAAGATTGTGGCGTATTCCGCGCTATGCTCCGGTTGAATATTCCGCGCATCGTCTCCCAATCCCTGCTTATGCGCTCGGGGTATGGATTGGTGATGGCGGCCGCGGAAGCTCACAAGTAACAAGCGCTGACCCCGAAATGCCAGAATTACTTCAAGCTGCTGGGCAGGCTATCGGATCTATCCATTCTTCTCGCTCACGAGCAAAAACAATCGGATTGCTTGGGATTGCTAAAGCGCTTCAAGATCTCAACTTATGGCAATGTGGTTCTGCAACTAAGAGAGTGCCTAGATGTTATTTAGAAGCTCCTAGTACGGATCGTCTCGCGATATTGCAGGGATTGATGGACACGGATGGTACTGTCGGCAAGCGCAGCCACGATGCCTCGTTCTGCTCGACTAGCGAAGGACTTGTAGATGATGTGATTTGGTTAACTCGCTCGTTAGGCGGTAAGGCTTTTAAACAACCAACTCCCAAGAAGGCATGGTATCGCGGTAAGAAGGGAAAGAGGATATATGGCAAATTAGCCTATCAAGCAAGCATTCATTTGCCAGAAGGAATGATTCCGTTTCGCTTGCAGCGCAAAGCACAACGTATTATGCCTTCACAATCGCGACGCCTTACACGGTGGATTGATAAGATCGAGCCTATTTCTCCTGCGCCTGCCCGCTGCATTCGAGTGGATCGCGAGGATGGCTTATATTTAACACGCGATTTCATAGTTACGCATAATACTCTCGATGCCGCATTGATTGCGCTATGGTTCCTTGACTGCTGGCGGCCGTCGCGCGTAATTACCACGTCGGCGTCGTGGCCCGATGTGAAGATGAAACTATGGGGCCACATCCGCGACCGGTACCGCACGGCAGGCAGCTGGTTCGGTATCGACATCAGCACAACGGATTTGAAGATTAGCGACCGGCATTACGCTACGGGCCTATCGTGCGACCGCGTTGAGGCGGCAGCCGGGCACAATGAAAAGTATGTGCTGGTTGTGATCGACGAAGCCAGCAGCGTGAGCAAGGAATTTATTGACGCCGTGGAAGCCGAGGCGACACGCATTCTGGAAATCGGCAACCCGCTGATGGCCTCGGGACCGTTCTACCAGCATGCGCGCAGCAACGAGTACCAACACATTACAATCAGCTGCTACGACCATCCGAACGTTAAGCTGGGCAGAGAAGTTATCGCGGGCGGGCCTACGAAGGAATGGTGCGAGGATCGGCTGAAAAATTGGGGCGCAAACAGCCCGTTGTATTTGACGCGCGTACTGGGCGAGTTCCCGGAGGATTCGTCTGATACCTTATTTCCTATTAACGTCATTCAAAATTGCTTCAACCTGTATCGCCAGCTGCAGGGCAAGCCACGGGCAGCGGACGGCGATAATTACATGGGCCTGGATATTGCGCGCCAGGGCGGCGACGAAACCGTTGGCTATCAGCAGGACCGCGTTGCCTTCGATAAGGGCACAATACCGCGCGCAAAGAAAAATCTTTTGCTGCGCCGCACGGACCATCACAACACGCGCATGCGCGTGGCCGAGCTTTGGGAAAAAGACCCGCTGGATTGTATAAACATTGACGCGGGCGGCGAGGGCAGCGGGCCAGCCGATGAGATTGCTCACACAACCGTCGGCAACGCCGACCGGCCAATGCGGGTCAACCGAATTAACTTCGGTGCCGACCCGGCGCAGCCTGATTATTTCAACACGCGCTCGGAAATGTTCTGGCAGCTGAGTCAAGCCATGGCTGCAGGCATGGCCATTGAACCCGACGAGAAGTTGGAGGAAGAACTTGTGGTAATTGGCGGCCTGGCCGATCACAAAGAAAAAATGGTCAACCACGTAAAGCGGCTTGTCCGATTTTTGCTACCCAAGGATGAAGTGAAGGAAAAGCTTGGCCGTTCGCCCGACCGGGCTGACGCCCTGGCGCTGGCCAACTATCGCGGCGGCGATCATAAAGCGCTGCTGGAGGCGTTCCGCAAAATTAACGCCAATCGCAAGGAGGCAGGCCATGCGGTTGTTTAAGCTGCATGTAATTACTGAGGCCCGCATGCAAGCGTTGCTGGGGAAGATAGAGCAGCAGACGAAGGCGAGCGAAAATTTGCGCTGCGCCACACTGCTGGAAAATTTGTGCGCCGAGGTTGCGCGCTCTTTGGAAAAGAACAGCGGCACACGTTTAAAGCAGCAGCTAAACGAGCAAGTGAAGCTGATCACGCAAAAGGTTTTGAGCGAGGCGGCAAAATTATTGAAGGAGTCCATCAATGGCTAACGCCACGGCTGTGCGCATAACCGACGTGTCAGAACTTTCGGCGCAGCGGCTTCCATCCATCAATAGCATGGTGGCCAGGAGCGCCGATGAGATTGCAGCCTTCAGCGACCAGTTCCTTGGTCCCGGCTTGCCAATGAACAGTTTTCGCGGACCATTCGCGCCGCGCCGTATGGATTACCCGGCAAGCGTCAACGTCAAGATTCTGCCCGACAAACCGTTTGATATGCTGCGCAACCTGGCGGCATGGGACCCCGTACGGTATTGCATTGAGCGCCGCAAGAACGGCATCAAGGCGAGCAAGTGGGCCATCGTTCCCGAGGATGTCGACGAACTGAAAACGGGCAAGTATGACAAGGCCTGCCGCGATCTGACGGAGTATTGGAAGATGCCCGACCCGCAGAACCGGCAAACGTGGGACTTGTGGGCAAGCACGTTGCTGGAATCAAGCTTCTTATGGGATGCGGCTACCGTGATGCGTTGGCCACGGCGCGACAATAAGGGCGTTGCGCTGCATCGCGTAATTGACGGCTCCACGATAGTGCCCAAAATTGATTCGCTGGGAAATACGCCGCTGCCGCCCGCGCCAGCATTCCAGCAAATCATCAAGGGCATACCGCTCACGGAATACACGAGCGAGCAGATTTTATACCTTGTACGCAACCCGCGCGTGGATAGCCCGTATGGCATGTCCGAAACCGAATGGCTGATGATTTGTATCAACATTGCGCTGCGCCGTGACGCCAGCGACATGATGCACTGGACGGTTGGCAATGTGCCGTATGGCTTTGGGGAGCTGCCCGAGGGTTGGACGCCAGCGCAGATTGAGGAGTGGGGCAAGGTTTGGGACGATATGCTGTCGGGCGACCTGGCCGAGAGGGCGAAAATTAAGTGGGGTCCGCACGGCATGAACTTCCACGAGTTCCAGGAGCGCAACAAGGGCAACGAGGATTACAAATTTTACGAGTGGTCGTCGCGCCGCGCCTGCGCCATTTTCGGCGTTGCGCCCACGGCCTACACTGGCTCGGTTAACCGTGCCACGGCTGAAACGGCAGAGGAGGCGCAGGGCGAACTTGCCGAGGAACCGCTGTGCCAATGGCTTGAGCAAATAATAACGAATGAGATCCGCACGACGCAGGGCGAGCCCGATCTGTGCTTTAAATTTATTACCGAGAAGCAGCACAACGAGCTTGAATCGGCGCAGGCCAACAAGGAGCGAATATTCAGCGGGCAGATTTCCCTGGATAACGTGCTGAATGAAGCGGGCCAGGACGAAATTGGCATCCCTCCTTTTGTGCTTGTGCCCGGCCAGGGCATTGTGTATCTGAAGGGCCAAAACCCGGCGTATCAAAAGAAGTATGAAAAGTTCTTCAAAATGCAGCAGGAAGAAGACGACGCTACGGTTGCGCCTGCTGTGGCGAAGCCGCCGGTTGCGCCGCTGCCTGGCAAGCCGGGCAAACAGCTGGGCGCGGCAAACGAGGAGGAACCGCCGACGGAGCCCGCAGCCAAGGGCGCGCCGGGCAGCGATCTGGAAAAGATAAACCATCCGCACAAAGTGAAGGTTCGCGGCAAATGGCAGGTAGTTGACGACGACGGCCACGTATATGGCAGCCATGCAACCGAGGCCGAGGCTAACAAACAGCTGGCAGCGCTGTATGTGAACAAAGTGAACGTACCCGAAGCCCTGGCGGATTTGCGCAAGTGGCAGCGCATAGCGAAGCGGCGGCTGCGCGACGGCGAAGTGCAGAAGGCCTTCCAGAGCGAGGCCATCCCGTGCATTATACGCCAGGCCATAAGCCTGCGCGTGGAGGCGGCAAAGGATGCAACGGGCATCGACAATGCGTTTGCTGTGGGCCTGCAGGACGTAGAGAAAAGCGATCTGGCACGCGAGGGCGGATGGTGGAAGCAGCCATGGGGCGCGTGGCAGGGCCTGGCAATATATCGCGTCGACGGGCCATTTTGCCGCAAGCATTTCTTTGTCGATTTTACCGAGGGCGGCAACCCGGCGGCCTACGATTGGTTCCCGGAAAATGAGATTTGGATTGAATCAACCACGGACCCGGAGGATGATGCGGCCAATTTGTTGCACGAATGCACGGAGTATTTGGTAATGACGGGCATGCACAAACCGGCCTATGACGATGCGCACGAAGTGGCCGCCTCTCTTGAGGCGATGATACGTAGGGCCTCGGCTGGCTTAAGCCTTGAGCCGACGGCGGCGGAGGCTGCAGCAGACGAATAGGTAATTGCGTTTCCCACGGCGGGACCAGCCGTTGAATGTTTATAGAGAGGAAGATTGAAATGGCAGACACTGTTCCGCGGATGGACGACTTGCTAAACAACGCCATCGCCAACATCGTGGCGCTGCAATCGCAGACGGAATCACTGCTGATGTATGGCAGGAAGTATTATGTCAATCCCGACGCCGCCGTGGGCAGCAACAGCAACGACGGCAGCAAGAACTATCCCTGGCTAACGTTGGCGTACGCGCTGGCCACGGTATCAAATTTCGACACAATTGGCTTCACGGGCACGGTTACGGAGGACAGCCTGGCGCTGGCGACGCCAAATGTCGCAATCGTTGGCCTCGGGTTCGCTAATGCCGCTGCCGTGCTGCAGAACTCCACGGCAGACAAAACCTTGATGACCATCACGGGCGCAAATTGTTTGCTTGCCAACTTCAAGATTCGCCCGCCTGCGTACACTGCAGGCGCGCCCAAGGGCCTGTCGCTGTCGGGCGCAAATTACCTCAGGCTGCTGCGCATGCGCTTCCAGGGCAAGGCCAATTCCTATGACGCCATCTACTCCGACGTGACCAGCGACAACGTGCTGATTGATGCCTGCGAATTCCTGTACATGAACACGGCCACGTACGGCTACGCCATCCACGGCGTGGCGGCTGCGGGCACGTGTCACGGGGCATGGCAGATTCTCAACAGTTATTTCAGCGGCAACGTAAACAACTACGTCGCCCCGTCACAACACTGCCTGTTCCGAGGCAACACGATGCCAGACTACGGCCTTGGCCCGTCAGGCACTGCGATTCAAACCACAAAAAAGATTAACGTGTCGGGCACAAACGCCATGTGCAATCAGGTCCACGGAAACGTACTTGGCGGCGGCGCTCTCTCGCACGGAAGCGGGTATTATGGCGTTGCGACGAACGACGACTGGAGCGGCAACCAGCTGGACAGCGGAAGCCTGTCGGCCTCTACGCCTCCAACATCCTAACGACTTTGATACCGGGCAGCCAGCAGAGGGCGGCTGCCCACCGACCTAATTTAAAAATACTCAGGGCTGCCGGGCCTATTGAGGCTTTATACCGGCAGCTGCGCAGCGGGCTGCGAGCGCCACTGCCCTGCAGGGCTGGCCAGGCTGGAGCCTACGCACAACGGACGACAAGCTGCGATTGACACAGCGCCCGGCATTACCTGGCAGCCGGGCGCGCATAAAGCGGGGGAAACGTGCCATGCCGATTATTAACTTGCTGCTGATTCTGATTGTGATTGGCGTGCTGCTGTGGCTTGTGAATACATACATTCCCATGGCAGCTTCAATCAAAAAAATTCTGAACATCGTTGTGGTTGTTGCCTTGGTACTGTGGCTCCTCAACGTGTTTGGATTGTTCGCGTATTTATCGACCGTTACAGTGCCACGGCACTGATACGAAAACGAAAAAACGGGCGCGGTGCTGGCATGGAACAGCCCGCGCTCCCTTAACAAAAGAAGGTTGGTATGGTTACAACGAAAGTCGAAGAACCGCAACCGGCAACGGCGAACATGATTGCGGCTGTTACCGTTTGCCTGCTGCTGGAGAGGCCAGGCCAGAGTGAATTGTGTTCAATAATTGAAACCCTGGCAGCCGAGCGGCATGCGCATTTTCATACCAAGGCCTGCTCGAAGCACGAGCGCAGCAAGGAAATGAAGAACTGGCGCAGCTGCGATCAAAACGTTTGCCGCACTATTGCGCGGAAGTTGGACGATCTAAAAACGAATACTGAAATAACCGTAACGCCATTGATGGCGCAGCGCGCGGGCAAAAAGCGATTAATGTTTGCAGAAACGCCGCAAGGCCTGCGTGCTTATTTGGAAGAACAAAGTTTGATAATTAAACCAAATCTCGTCGTAATGTGAGCGCCCGATGAAGCTTAGATTCCAGGCCGGTACGTTGACGCACAAATCCGAACGCCTGGCTAAACGTGTCGCTGGAATCCTGCGCGCTGCATTGGGGCGCATGGGCAAGGCAGCCGCGAAGGCAGCCAAGGCGACGCTGCCCGAGGAGAAGGTTGCCAAAGCAGCCGACCAGGTTGACGGCGCGGTTGATGAAATTATGGCGGCCTTGGCCGAGGAGTACGCGCCGCTGCCCGACAAGCTGCGCCGCCCGCTTATGGATGCGGCCAGGCAGGGCGTGCTTCAAATGAAGCCGCAGATTAGCGACGCCGTAATGATTGCGGATGCCAACGAGGCGGCCGAAAATTGGGCGGACGATAGGGCTGCCGAACTTGTGGGCATGAAGTGGGTCGACGATGAATTAATCGAAAACCCGAATGCCGAATGGGCCATAAGCGACACGGTGCGCGATCGGTTAAATGCAATCGTTAAACGGGCCTTCGCCAAAGTAACCAGCTTCGAGGATGTAATTGGCGAGATTGAAAACATGCCCGAGTTCAGCGAGGCCCGCGCGGAGATGATAGCCAGGACGGAAATCAGCCGCGCGCAGATCCAGGGCAACATTGCGCTGTGGAATCAAACCGGCCTGGTTACAACATATGACTGGCTGCTATCGGAGGACGAGGACGTTTGCGAGGAA